TAATGGTATGTCTACAATCCGCTTCGAGCGTAAAGGAGACCTACTCGGCTTTGTCTATTTAGCTCCCCGAAGTGGTACTAAAATGTTCACCCCCGCAGAGTGGACTACCCAGATTTCTAAGATTGAACTTCTCTGTGGCGGTCAAGTTATAGATACTCAAGATTCCAACTTCTCTCAGTTTGTAGCTCCAGCTCTTATGGCTTCTAACTTCACTAAATCCGTTTCCGGTCATGGAGCGGATAGTAGCAGTGATACTACCAAATCTCGATTCTATCCCTGTCGTTTTTCTTTCTGTGAAAACTGGCAGTCCGCTTTACCTTTAGTCGCTCTCCAGTACCACGACGTAGAATTACGCATTACATGGGGTTCGAACGGCGGAAATCCCTTTGATCATAGTTGGGAATGCTATGCGCATTTCGTATACCTCGACTCCGACGAACGATCAGTACTTTCTCAAACTCCTCAAAACATGCTCATAACACAAACTCAAAAGTCTACCCCCTCTCTCAGTACCATACAGGATCTTACATTTAACCACCCCGTTAAATATTTATGTGCAGCTGATGGTAGCGATTTGACCATTGCTTCGAATGGCAATAAAATTAAACTTCAAATTAACGGAACTGATGTAACAGATTTCAAGTACACAGACCCACATTACACAGCCGTATCCGAATATTATCACGTAACTGCTTCTACCCCCGATCAATCTGGAAACAATAAGAAGCGATTCATTTACCCATTCTGTTTAGAAACCGGTAAGCTTCAGCCTACAGGCTCGTTGAATTTTAGCCGTTTAGACAGCGCGCGCTTAGTCAGTGAAACTGAAGTACACGCCGATGATATTTATGCCGTAAATCTTAACGTTTTACGTATCGAATCTGGTATGGGTGGATTAATGTACAGTAATTAAATCCTATATAATAATAAAAATGTGGATGTTTCTATTCCTCGTATTTTTCGTTTTTATGATCACCTACGATCCTAAATCCGGAACGCTTAATAAATATATACCTTCTCAGAACGCGCCATGCAAAGATGGACATTATCAGGAAATACAATTTGGACAATATGGACATGACTGTTCTACAAAACAAACATCTAAAATGGGTGCTATTGTATCTACTTAAAAACAAAACGTCTTTTATACGTACATGTTCTCAGTTGATCGCGAAACCGCAATTATAGTAGCATTAGTGGCATGCGCTGTTGCTTCATATTATATTTACACGGATCTTAAAAAATCTAAAGATGACATAACTAAAATTAAGAGATTTTTGGATAGCGTTACTTCCGACCCCCCTCCAGAAATGATGTACATGCAAGGTGCACCTCCACAAGCAACGGTTCAGGTTCAGCCTCGACGCGAAGCTCCGTCGGCACAAAAGGTAGTTGACGTTATACACGAAACAGATAAACCCGTACAAAAATCTCCGGAATAAACTTGTCAGGGGATTATAGAAGCTAATGAGCGATGAAAAAACACAAAGCAATTGCTATTCCAGTTACGTTTGCTGGAGATACACCTCGTTTTCTGACGGTTAGAGATAAAAGATTCAAGGAATGGATATTCGTAACCGGTGGATGTAGAAGACGTGAGATTTATCAGCCTTTGCGTACAGCTTTACGTGAGCTTGAAGAAGAAACTCGTGGAGTAATATCGTTGAAAAGAGGGGAATACACAAGCTACACCTTTAATGTAAAAGAAAGTCCTAATGTAGAACTCGAATATACCGTGTTCATATTTTTTGTTAATTATTCAAAAACAGAACAACTTGAAATGATTAGACGATTTAATGAAGAAAAATATAAAATGCATACTAAAAAAATACACATGAAAAGAACATATGATGAAAATGATTTTATGAGTTTTGATACGTTACCAGAATTTAATTCAAGACGGCGATGGGAAAGAATAATCCATAACGTATTAGAAAATCCAGAATTTTACGCCTGCGTAACTTCTTTAAATAGAAAAACATTTTCTATTAAATAATGAAGTCTAAGAACTATATTCTTAGACAGATAAAAGAACTTCTTATGGAGCGAAAATCGTACAGGGAAGACAAGGCAGATCAATACGTAGAAAATATAAAAAATAAGACAGTTTACGAATTACTGGTTTTTAAAAAGGAATTGTCTTTAGAAGAAGAAGAGTATATAGACGTGTCTTGTAGAGCATCGATTTGGCATGAAGAAGAAGATTAAAAAGAAGAAAATAATGTAATGTAAGTATGTTTAAATCTTGGTGTCGTAAACAAGGGTTTGTTAACGGTTCCAATCTTTCACATGTGCTCATGGACGGTGGTGTCCTATCTGTTCCATTTGAAAGGTTGAATGATTTCTATGAAATATACATAAAAGCTATACAGTCTGGTGAAAAAATATTTGTTGTCGAACAAAAAACTGATACGTTTAATTTTTTCGTTGATCTAGATTATAAAGACGAAGAAGACATTCCATTTGAAAAATTAGAGGAATATATCCGAACGATCTGTGACCGTGTTACCCATTATAATGGTAAAGATGCACTTATATCCGCAGCAAACCCTAAAGATTGCGGTAATAATCTAAAAAAATATGGAATTCATATAAATTGGCCAAATTTTGTAGTAGACCATGGTTCCGCTATGGCTTTACATTCTCATATAGTATCCGCATTAAATATTATGTATCCAGGTAAGTCGTGGAATGACATTGTAGATACGGCTGTATATGGGGGAGGTAGGAGAAATGTAAAAGGTAGCGGCTTTAGAATGCCATGGTCGCATAAATATGTGAAAGGTGAAATTCAAGGCGAATATAGACCAGTGCTTATTTATACACACGGGGATGGTAAACTAACCCGTATATTTGATAGAAAACCAACTGTGGATATTATGCATATGGCGACGGTTAGGACAAATAATACCGATATTAATATAGTAGAAGGTTCGAGTCGCGATGAGGGATCTTTTACGGTTAACGAAATGAAAAATGAATTCCGTGACGAATCTATATCAAGGGAGATCGAATTATTCATTCAAAAAGAATTAGAAGGACAAACAAAGGCGGAAGTGCGTAAAATTTTTAACGATAAAAACACTTTTCTCGTATCTTCGACTTCCAGATATTGTGAAAATCGTGGACAATCCCACGCGTCAAATCACGTGTGGTTCCGCGTAGCGGGAAGAACTATTCAACAAAGATGTTTTTGTACGTGTGAAACCATGAAAGGTAGACGTTTTGGATATTGTAGAGATTTTTATGGGAGAAAACACACCTTACCAGATTCAATTTTTACTAAATTGTATCCAGATGGTTACTCGCCTCCAACCATAGTTACACCACAAAATACATGCATGCCATGTCCAGAAGAAAAAAAAGTGGATTCTGTATTGGTTTGTGAAGAAATACAGAAATTTATTAACAAAAATATAATAATGAACGCATCGGTAAAGGTAACTAACATGTCAAAGAAAACGAAAAATATTAGAACGGTTAATACGAATCACGTTTGTTCAGTGTGTAAAAAGAAAAATATTCAATTTAAGATTACTAAAAATCGCATGATTCAAGTATGTTCGTGTAATTCTAGGGAGCATAATTTATCAGATAAAATAATACGCTTATTATAAAGATGTTACAGATATTGTTAGTGGGTATGGTAATATTTATGGTTTCAAAATTATTCACATACGATACAGAATTAGATGAAGTCGATAAAATTATAAAAGAGACACACAAATATTCCGGTATATATCCAACATTATATAGAACATTTTTAGCTAACATGAGTTTAGCTACCGATTACATGAAAGAAGAAAAATTTAATAAATCTCAGTCGTCGTTAATCAACGCAATAGACAATCTAAATGACATGGTGCATTATATGATTTTAACAGACGGTGATTTAATAGACGAAATAGCAGAGATAGGCGATAGATTAGGAATTACTTTTGAACGTATATTAATACAAAAAAGTCTTATTAAAGGTGAAAAATATATGCCTAAATATATTTAAAAAGAATTGACATCGTTAATAAAACATGAGTATGAATGTTACACGCACGCGTTCTGGAAGAGTGTCTAAAGTACCCGATCGTATGAAGCCGACAGAAGAGTGTGTAGAGGACGATTTTGATGAAGATGAATACGACACCGATTATGATGCAACGGATGAAGATGATCTTTGTGAAACCGAAAGTGATGATGAATGTATCGATAGCGATGAAGATGAAAATGGGAACTTAAAAGGATTTATTGTAAGTGATAACGACGAATCCGACGACGAATACGAAGCTTAAAAAAATAAAGTATTATCTACCTACATGGAAACTGAGTTAGGTAATCCTATAGAATATAATCCCCAACTTTTAGATAAAGAAGTACAAGATAATACAGAACCGATACAGGATCATATGCCTACTAATATGAATGGACAAGAATATTATTATCACCCTCCCCAACCCCCATATATTATGACACCCGAACCATTTTCACAAAAATCGACAGATATTTTCGCATCTTTAGATAAAGTTGCATATATAGTGATATTCGTAGCGTTTATATTAGGATTCTTTATGGGCAAAACTCTCCAACCAGTTATCCTTAGAACTGGCTGAAAACGGTGTAAAAGATTTAATAGGGGTTTTTGTTTTTTCGATTTTTCTACTGGTAATTACTGGACGGACAACACC